TGTGTAAGGCGATTAGTCTTTACTTTATTTCGATATAGCTCATAGCTCTCGTCCCATGCTGCATGTCTTCGTTCCTGGTGTTCTCTTGCTGTGTCTCTCTCGCGCTTCAGCTTCAGCATTTGGTCGTCAAGCAGGGCTAGTTGTGTTGTTGGTGGCATATAAAAAGGCAGGCACTCTACGCGCCCGCCGTGATAAGGTTAGGGTAATTGTGTTTTATTGTACTTCTATCTCTTGTACTTGTCAACAGAACGCCTCACCCAAGGGAAGTATTTGAGTTCCACCTTCTGAAATATCCCTTGTGCGTCAAAATGAATGATGGTCTGACCCCCCCGTACTCCCGTCAGACCACCAGTTGTAATGAGCGCTTCCACGATCTGTTGCATTTGTAGAACATCAGCTTGTTCTATGCTTTCGATGTTCTCTATGTTTTTTATGTCAAGCTCTATTTTCATGCTTTTTTGCAGGATTGCCAAACCAGGTTTCCCCGCTAGGCACATCCTTTGTTACTACTGAGCCAGCACCAATGACTGCGTGCTCGCCGATGGATACACCGGGGAGAATCACTGATCCCGCCCCAATGGACGCGCCCCTTCCTACGGTGGTTATTAACCATTCATCCGAAGGAGGGTGCTTGTCGTTGGTAAACGTTACGTTAGGCCCAAGGAAGACATCATCCTCAAGCCTCACACCTGTGGGGATGAAGCAGAATGCCTGTACTCTGCAACGTTCCCCGATGTGGACTCGCTCTCCAATCCACACGGGAGCATGAATTGTCGAGTTACGCCCGATGTCATCGGTTAGGATGACGGACTTCTCAGGATGATAAATCTTCATTGTCACCTCCAAACATAGCTTCGAGTCCTTTCTCGAAAGTGTACTCTGCCTCAAACCCAAGCATAACCTTGGCCTTCGTCATATCATAGAAGAAGCGCCCAGGGTCTACTTCTCGTTGAGGTACCGTGTCTATTTTACCATCATATCCCGCAAACTTACACACAATATCCCCAGCTTCCTTAGCTGTTAGTTCCTCCCCGGTCCCCACGTTATATGCTTGATTCCACGCATCCCACGGTGTAGAGAGTGCGACAGCGTTGAACCTTGCAACGTCTTCGATGTAAGTGAAATCATTGGACTGCTTTCCCCCGTATAGTGTTGGTGAAAGGCCCCTGTTGATTCTGTCCATGAAGCCTCCAATGAGTCCGTGGTGCCTTTTTTCCCTACCGTATAAGTGTGCATATCTTAGTATTATATATGGATTACAGTATTCTTCAACATACTTCTCTCCTATTGCTTTAGTACAGCCATATACTGAGTTGCCCTTCACTGACATATCCTCATGGATACCAGTCTCCTCGGGTAGTTCTGTAATTGGCATGTATACGCTTCCTGTTGAGGCGTAGACAAGGGGGATGTGGTACTTAGACGCAACAGCTGCTACGTTCATGGTCCCCATCACATTCGTGTCGTGTGCCAGCTTTGGGTTGGCGTCTGCCTCACTAAAGCGTGCAATAGCAGCTAAGTGTAAGATTCGGTCTGGGTTTGTTGCTGACACGACCGCATCTAGTTGCTTGGGGTCTCGTATGTCATAGCCGTCCATGATGTCATAGCCTATGACTGTCCAGTCCTTATGATGCTTTTCAATGTACTTCTTTGTCTCTACTCCTACAAATCCTCTGTCTCCTGTGATTAGTATCTTCATGCTTTAAATTCCTAATTCTGGATAATAACTCTCCACCAGTGGGCTTGCTTCCATCTCTTTAAAGTTTGGTTCTTTAACGAGGGACACAAGGCCATATCGTATGGCGTCCATAGTGTGTGAGAAGTTATGCTCTGGCACGCTTGGGTTCACCATCACGTTCCCGTCTTTATCATGTTTCCATAGATAGTTTCTATATTCGTGAATAATGTTAATCGATCTCTTTGTTATGCTGATCTTTTGGTCCTGGACTAGCTGTATTCCACTCTCCACACTGTCCCTTCCTTTCTCTGCACCAATGATGTTCACTCCATATACTCTGATCTCGTCTATGCTCTTTGGCTCTGCGCTGTCTGCTATCACCAATGCTTGTTCTTCATTCAACAGCGTGTTTGCTATCTGTTTGTTGGAGAGTCCTTTGAGGAAAGTAATTTCATCAAGGATGTATCCTCCGTCATAGTAGTAGATGGCAACGATTGCTGAGGGGTCATTGGAATAACCAAAATCAAGTCCATATCTCTCAAGTCTGGCCTCGTGAGGGATTCCGTCCACGATCTGCCATCCTCTGTATATCTTGCCTTCAACCTCACCAAGTTGGCCGAGTCCATATACCAACCACCAACCTTTTCTTCCTTTTCGTTGTTCGATGGAGTCGACGATTTGTGTTGAGAGTCCTTCATTGTCTTTGTACGTTAAGATTATATGATCTACGTCTGTCCTGTCCTTCACCTCTGTGTAGTACCAGAACTCATTTGTTGGGTTCCAGTCGAGCCAGATCTCTCCTTTAGTTCTAACTTCAAGTTGATCAAAGGTTTCATAAGGAACATTATTTGCCTCGTTAATAAAGAGCCTATCGCGTCTAGGGCCTCTCACCTTGCCCGGTTGGTCAGCAGAGAAGAACTCTAACTTGCTTCCGGTCTCAAATGTATATGTGAAGTCTGATCTGTTCCATCTCTTATCATCGAAGTATTTATGTTCATCCATTATCATCAAGAAGTCTCTCATTGCTCCACGCTTCAAGTGTGGGAAGCTCTCTGAAACTATTGATGTGAGCGTAGGCTTAGTGTCCCTTTGGCATTTGTCTACCAGTATTTGAATGATGCTTATTGTCTTTCCTGCTGAGGTTCCACCCTGTACTGCTCTAATCCTCTTTTGGAGCTTCAATAGCTTCTTGGTCGCTGTTGTGATCTCGAACATTGTATAAGAGTGGTTTTGGTAACTCGATCTTTACGTGTGAGTCTATATTCTGATGAGGCTTACCGTCTAACATTTCAGCAATATGCTTTTCATTAGCTGGGTTCTTTATGTATCTCATTAGATAATCCTCAAACTCTTGGGGGTTGTCTTCAAAGATCTTCTTCAGTCTCTTCTTAACACTAATTACACCCTCAGGTCTTCCTTTTCTATTGATGTTTGGATCACCTTTGACAAATGGCATAATTATTGTATATATTGTTAATTGACAACCTAACAATTATGTTTTATGAAGTGTTTTGCTATCTCTCTACGATCTACCCACTGTTGTAATTGGTTGTCTATTCCCTCATTTCTTGGGAGTCCTTCAGGGAAGTCTTCACTTGGTTCTTGTACTTCACCACCTACTAATTCTCTATCTAAAGAGAATAGTATTTTCTCTGTTCTCTTTACTTCTTTCTGTGCTGCTTCCACTTGAACGTCTTTAGCATCTTCCTTGTCTTTGAGGCTATTGTAAACCTCTGATGCTTTGTCATATTGCTGTCGGTAGTTTTCTCTTGAGTTGAGAAGTGTGAACTTCTTTAGCTCTAACTCCCAAATTGCGACGTTTATGTCTTTGAGCATTTGCTTAAAGTGTGCTTTCTTTTTGTTGAACATTTTAATTTCTTATGAACTTATAGAACTTAGCGTATAATTTCTCACCAAACAGGTAGCGGAGTTTCCTCTGCCATCCATAGGGCAATTTTCTCATGAGTTGTTTCCTGATACTATACCGTATTTTCAGTGGTTGTACACCCCTTAGTATGTCTGTTGTCACCACATTTCCTGCGTATGGATGATTGAAGTGTGTAGATATGTTCTCTCCGTGGGTTCCAACGAGGAAGCCCCTAGTGTCTGATGTGTATCCTTTGAGCTTATCCACGGCGTATTCGTGTGATTTGTATGGGCCTGTATAATTGGCGTGTCTAAGTGGGTCAATAAATATCTCCTTAGGGAACTTGATTGTGTAGAATGGTGGATGTGTCTCTGGATTATACTCTCTTGTCTCTAAGGTTTGGTAGTTTGCGATGTATCCCTTTCGGTAAGAGAACGCTTGATAGTCTTTCTTTAGGACTCTTTGTACTTCATCGACCATGCCTGAGTAATAGCAGTCATCTGATGGCTGTATAGTCATTAGCACACTCTTTACATCACCAATGCGGTTGATAAGCTCTGCTGTGGTGTT